CCGAGTATATGCGTATTACGATACCTTAAAGCTGGATTCCGTACAATATGTTTATGTCAGCGACACCATCAGCCAAAACAAGATACTTGGAAGGGGATATGGAGGACATTTCGTAGAGAAAACCATAAGAATAGAAACCACGAAGATAATGCCACCTAAATTTGCGGTTTATTGGGGTGTTTTAGGCGATTATAGGGCATACGACAAAAAAGTAGGGTTCGGATTTGGTTTAGCATTTAAACTGCCTAAAAACGGCTTATTTACATTAGGTGCTACAACTAACCAATATTCAATAGGAATTTATAAAAAGTTATAATATGAAGCAATTTTTTACCGAAGATAATGGAAGGTTATCAATGAAGCGTTTATGTGGACTTTTATGTGTTGTAGCGTTATGTGTAACAATGTATCACAATTCATTTAGTGAATTAAGTAAAGCACCCAGCGAGGCTTTGGTTTATGCGGTATCTGCTTTGGCTTTTGGATGTTTAGGATTAACAACTGCTGAAAAAATATTTAAGAAAGATGTTTAGTTATGGCAATTTATGGGTGATGGTTACAGGCATAATATTAGGTCTTTCTATTATTATGACATCGGTATATTTCGTAAACAAAATGTTTGTTAATGATACTAAAGATGTACTTGTAAGGTTTATTATTCTTGTATTTACTGCTTTAGTAGCACTTTTTATAGTAGATAAAGTAATAGCGTTTAAAATTAAACTATTGGCAGATGAGATTAATAAGGAATTATTTGATTTAATAAAGACACTAATATTAATGATATTCAGTTATTACTTTGGAACAAAAAATAATGGAAATGATAAGTAAAAAAAGCCTAGAAATGATAATCCAACACGAGATTGGAGGCAGAGCATATTATGATAAAAAGCTACAAGGTCCAATATGGGCAGGTGGCGATAGCGGTGTTACGATAGGATTTGGTGCGGATTTGGGATACATTACCGAAAAACAATTTATGCTGGATTGGTCAGGTGTAATAAATTTAAATTATATAAACGCATTACGACCAACAATAGGCATAAAAGGACCACAAGCAAAGGCAATGCTTAAAGGCGAAATATTAAATGTTAGAATTCCATACAATACGGCATACGAAGTTTTCGTTAAGAGTTCATTACCTAGATACTACGCAATGACAAAGAAGATTTATCCTAATATGGATTTATTGAACGATGACACAAAAGGTGCTTTGGTTTCAGTAGTTTATAACAGGGGTAATAAATTGGAAGGGGATTCAAGGGCAGAAATGAGGGCAATAGTTGATTTGATTGCTAAACAGGATTATGAAGGTATTGCAGAGCAGATTGAAAAAAGTAAACGACTTTGGGAAGGTAAAGGATTAGATGGGTTGGTTACAAGAAGGGAAAGCGAGGCAGATTTGGTGCGTGATTCTATGGCATAAATAAACACAATTATATGGCAACTCCCAACACGCTTAAAACAAAGCGTAGGCGACTATTCTTTGACATAGAAACTTCGCCAAACATTGGATTGTTTTGGGAAGCTGGATATAAAAAGAACATTGATGTTTCAAACATAATACAAGAACGAGCCATAATATGTATATGTTATAAATGGGAAGAAGAAAAAGAGGTTTATTCTTTGCAATGGGATTCAAAGCAGAATGATAAGGCAATGCTACAAAAATTTATTGAAGTAGCAAATTTAGCAAACGAAATGGTTGGACATAATGGAGACAAGTTTGATTTAGCGTGGATAAGGACAAGATGCCTATTCCATAAGATTGAAATGTTCCCAGCTTATGTAACTATTGACACCTTGAAAATAGCAAGGTCAAAGTTTAGATTTAATTCAAATCGGTTAAACTACATAGCAGACTTTTTAGGATTAGGGCAAAAGATTAAAACCGAGTATTCACTTTGGAAGGATATACTTTTAAAGAAAGACAAGGTGGCAATGGAAAAGATGATTAAGTACTGCAAAAAGGATGTAACATTGTTAGAACAAGTATTTAAGGCATTAAGGAATCATATCCCACCTAAAACACATTATGGGGTTATCTTTGGAGCAGATAAAGGTAGTTGCCCTGAATGTGGAAGTGATGACATTGTAATAAATAATAGAAGGACATTATCTTCGGGATTGAAAAGGATTCAGTTAAAATGTAAGACTTGTAATACTATGCACACGAAAACGGATAAATAAATGAAAATGCCTAAAAATTGGAATCGTTTGACTTTAAACGAGCAGGAAAGCTGGTTAGTAAAAAAGTATCAGGAAATGTTAAGCGAAGTTGATTCGGTTACAAGAATGTTGGCTAAAATACGAGGTGGGCAAAGAATTAAAGTAACGGAAGTTGATAGACCTGATGAAGCAATACTTAAATCGTGAGAATTAAAATCATATACAAGAAACTTGGCAGGGAACAGGCACACGGCATTGCTGAAAGTGATGGTAATATTTATTTAGACCCAAGACTAAAGGGCAAGAAACACCTTGAAATAATGATACACGAGATTTTACACATACTTAACCCAACTGATAGTGAATTAGCGATTATTAAGAAATCAATAACTTTGACCAAAGTCCTGTGGAAGGAAGGTTATCGTAGAGTGGATGACACTAATGATGAGCCGTTACAGGATGGTTCAATTTAGGTTGTTTGGTTTGTGATTCATAGTTTGGTCCCCTAGTGTAAAAAGCTAGGGGTTTTTTATGTATATTTGTTACTCATAGACTATACTAATGGTTCGGGGATTCGTTTCTACGATGTCCCCTTTTTTGTGCCTAATATCCACCATAAAGTCCTTTAAATGACACTAATGATTGCAAAATGCACCATTAAATGCACATTATGAAGTGCATTGAGTAAAATTACTCATTCCATTGAGTAAAGTAAAATAGTAAAGCTATTGTTTTACTTTACCATCCTTAAAGTAAAGTAATGACTTGACTTTATAATTTAGGTACAACAATATTTTATAATTTCAACCCTTGCATTTTATACAACAGTTGAACTATCCTGAAAAAGCGGACAGTTCATTTTTTATCTGCGTTCAATTTATTGGCTTGAACACGGGCAGTGAACATCGCCATAAAAGATACAGGTATCAAAACTTGCAGAGTTTACATTTTTTGATAGTTGTAGTTTACATTTCCATATAAATCCGTAACAATACTACCGAATTACCCATTATTATATTACAATATTTGTCAAATTTACCTTACCATTTTGGACATATATTGCCAATTTATTAACTATTGCATAGGTTTTGAGGTAAAATTCAGGCAAATTAACCCTAAAGTTCTCTATTAGTAAACTTTATCAATCACAAAAGTTACCCAATAAGGCAACTTTGAGCCGTATTTGAGCGATAATCGGCTCAGTTATGAGCGATAAAAAACCCCATGTCATTCTAAAACATGGGGCTAAACTACTAAATCTACAAACTATGATAACCGCCGTAAAAATACAAATTATTTTTCAATAAATTTCTTTTTTACCAAGTTTAGCTTTGCCCTATATTCTAGGATTAAGCCCTTTAGCTCATCTTTTGTAGGTTTTGCTGTTTGCCTAGCTGTTTCTCTTAAATATTCAACTATAGCATTGTTTTCTTCGTGTAATTTGTATTCAAACTCTTCTATATTACCAGTTTTAAAGTAATTACATTCCATACATTGTGGTCTGCAATTTTGTTCCATCCATCTAGTGCTTAAATTTGACCTACCCATAAAATGACCGCATTGTATTTCTGCAATCGTATGTTTTTTACTACAGGTATAACATTCAACAATGCCTGTTTTATCTGCATATCTATTTCTAATATATTGACTAAATACATGGTCAAGGTCTTGAACAAGATTCTGAAAACTTTCTGTATCATCTTCAAATTCTTCTAATCTCTTTTGCGTAGAATGTACAGTAGCGCATTGTTTACACATCTTCTTTGAAAACCAATAATCAATATTGCCACAATTAACACAACGCTTTTTCTTTGTTATTATTGTACTATTATATGCCATCTTTTTTTATTTTATTTCGTTCTTGATTTTTAATTACTGGTTTATCTAATTTTTCTTGACCTTTTTTAC